GACCATCATGGCATCAATGGCTGCGTCATCACCACCGGGAACAGCTGGGGCGCGAACTGCTAACTCAAGAGCTGACTGGTGGAACATTACGTTTGCAGTGAATGTGTTACCAATCGTCAATGCTGCATCGTTGGCTGCTGCTTGGATTAAACCGGGAGCATTTAATACTACATTACCACCAGCTAGAGTAGTCTGCACTACATAAATGTTAGCATCGCCATTAAAGGTAACACAATCACCAGCAATCATAGTGCCAGAGCCACCATCAAGAGTAATAACTGTTTGACCAATAACTTCAGTCGCTGCATTGTTTACGACGTAGCTTGTGCCCGTACCCTTAGTGTGTTTAACCACTTGAGCTGATTCACGCATTGCTACGCCTTGGAGGTCCAATAAAACGCCTTGACGCAAAAGTGCTTCACTACCGGAGGTATTAACTTGGTTCAAGCTAGCTAAGTTGCGCATTAAAGTGCCAGCTGAGCTATTCATAACAAGACTTAGACGACCATCGTTAGTAACACCACCGTTATCGGAGATGATTTGGCGAGCTGAGGCTACGAGGTTGAAGTTTGAAGCAAAAGGAGTTGTTCCAGCTGTACCAATGGCGCGAGAAGCACCTTTGTAAGCCGTAGCACCTAGATCTGTTTCCATTTCGTTGGTCAAAGTGCGCATGGCCTGGGCCAGCTGGTCACCATAAATGGTCTCAAATCCAGCTCCATTGGCAAGGTGCTTCATGTCTTCGCCAGTGTATGGGATCTGGACGGAGCGAGCCTTGCTTATGGTCATGGTCTTGTTATCGACAGTTTGATCTGTTCCCTCTGGAACAGTCATCGATTCAGTGATGTCGCCAGCAGTCGCTGAACGAGTGTAAGCAGCACGAATAACGCCATTTTTAGCAACTCGCTCTGAGCTGTCTGCGTTGATGGTAGCTGATGGGATAAAACCGACTAGTTCACGGCCGACTGTATCGGCTGCTTTGTAAATGTCGGCTGCTAGGTCCGTTAGGATGTTAGCCATGGGGATAATTCCTCAAAAGTTAAAATTTCGAGGACAGTAGCGCCCTCGTTCTTAGGTTTTGAACTCCACTGGAATTCATAAGGGGTCAGTAACTCCGCTACTGTTACGAACATTATAACACAAGGCTGCACTGCTAGTCAATCACTTTTCCGCCCTTCTTAGCGAAATTTGACCGACTATATTGGTCCATAGAATCAAATTCAGACCTCGTTACTTGGTTTCCACCTGCACCGCCCCGGTTGTCGTGATTACCACCAGCCCCGTTTGAGGGGGTGAACAAATGAGGCGCAGAACCTGTAAGACCCTTTACCCACTGGTCCACAGACATGGGGTCCGAAGTTCCAGACCCGTAAATTACGTCTCCATTTACATCAAAGGGTGTGGCTTGGCCGTTTTTCAATTGAAAGACTGTCTTGGCCCTAAGTATCACGTCATCCATTGCTGTGGAAGCCACACCCTGCTTGGTTGCGCTATCACGGACAGAGGCATCTATCATCAAACCCTCAAGTTGCCGTCTGTGGGTGTCGTTTTCGCCCTGAACCTTTTCAATTTCACTGTTGTGGGCTTCCCTCATTCTTTTGGTGCGCTCTTCTAGCAATTCTTCGACTTTGCCCTCATCAAGTAATTTCTGGTCACTGCCGTCAGTTTGAGCTTTAATGAAAGCGGCATACTGGTCCACGTCCACGTCTTTGTATTTGCCTTGGAGGGTTTCAATGTCCTTCAGCAATTTGACGTTGTTGGAGCGAAAATCGTCCAGTTTTGCTTTGTCCACCATGCCGTCCACATCCAAATGATATGCACCATCTTTTTCGACATAAGCTGAACGAAGTGCCTCAGGCACACTGTCTATTTCTGTTACTGTAGCTTGTAAAGCCATTTTGAACCTCCGGTTCTTTAGTTGTGCCCCACTGGGGCCGATAAAATACTATTCTAGTTCTAATGTTGTGTGGTACGTCTTACCCAGTGGGCCCTTACCATTCTTGGTAATCTTGGTTACAGTCATCCTGTACCCCCTGTTCAGTAAAACCTCTAATTCCCCCTTGAATTGGGACGCGCTCGCAATAAAGCCGACGTTGGACCCCGTGGGAATGGTAATTTCATAATCATACAATCCAAATGTGGTGTTCGTGGCATTAGTGGAAGTTGAACCAAAACCCTTATCCGTTAAAACGTCGCCTATTTTATGCATTTTATCGGACTGCCTGGACCTGAATAGCTTCATGGGGCTTTGTGTGCGGGGAAGGGCTGCAAACATATCGTCCATTTTTTTAATGCCCTCCAAATCGAACTCACGTAAACTTTGCCCATACCTGAGGTGGTCGTTAATGTCTTTATAAGTGCCGCCAGTGTACCTAGACGTCGAATCAATCATACTTCTAGTTAATAACTCATTCCCTATAGATACCTTGCCGGATGCACCTTGGACTTTACTTCTCAGCTCAACATATTCGGGAATTCCTGCATTACTGGCCGTTGTACCTTTTTCATTTAATACTTTAATTTTAGCTGGCTTTTTGGGCTTGGGCTTGTCATCATACTTCAATTGGAGTTGGCCGACAGTAAGTGGGTTTCCGGCTGAGTTGGTCAGATCTTTAAATCCAATTTTCCCGGCTTTCCAAAGTTCGAATTTTCCCGGCCCCAGGACTTCCTTTTGGAATTCTTGGCCCTTAGATTTAAGCCAATCTTCGTAACTTATTTTCGAGCTTACTTGACCGTCCATGCTAGAACGGGTGGAAGATGGTATTTCATCAAACTTGCGCTTGGAACCCAACTCCTCCCAAGATTTAAGTACCGGGACCTGAGTTGAGCGACAGTTCCAATGGGCTGTGGGACCGGGAAAATTCTGACTATTGGGGCCTATAGGCTTGAACGTGCCCACAGCCCACTTTTTGCCGTCCAATACTTGGCAAGTAGAGCTAGTCCTAGAGTCCAGGGTAGACACCCACTCGATATACTTTACAACATCCCGATTGCTCTCATACGTTCTAATCCTGGCCTCGTTAGCCACCACTTGGACGGATGTTCTGACTAGAGCTTCTGCTTTGTTTCTGGCAGTTTGCATCAAACCATCTTTAAACCTGAGAGCTTCGGTCCCTCTTATTAAATCTACTATGTTGCTGGTGGTTTCACCTGCTAGCATAGATTGCCGTATGATATTTTTAAACCCACTCTGAAGAGAGGTTGCTTGGCCACTCCACCACTCCCGGCTTGGAGCACCCTGCATGAGAGTATTAGAAGCAATGGACCCCAACATCTGGTCTGACATCCCAACACTCAATATTTTTGCTTTAATGGACCCGTTTATGGCTGCCACTGCTTGGGTTTCAGCAATTCCGGCCACACTAGCCATGTTGGTGGCTTCTTTTGCGTCTATCTTTACATATGCTTCCTTGATGGTCTTCCGGGTTTGCGCCAATAGAGCTTGCATTCGTTTGCGCTTCAGAGGGATAGAGTTGGCCTCAAGTTTGGCATTCTTGAGCTTTTTGATAAGGTCTTTTTCTAAAACCCTAAGCTCCTTCAATACTTCTGATTGTAGAGACGCCTCCAGACGCGTCAAATCGACTGAGTGCCCGGTTATGGCGTCCAATATTTTGTCGTTGACAGTCGCCATGATTAGGCCTCGTCTGCTACCATGTCAGGCAAACCTGTTTGGAGGTCTATACGGTCCCTTTCTTCCTCAACACTTACATCAGGGGGCAAAATCTCACCGCGCTTCATGTTATATAACAAAGACTCGTGACTGATTGCACCTGATTGCCATAATCCCATTAATGATACCATTTCTTGGGAGCCAATTACACTGTCTGCAAAATCAGTGTTAAGAGTAACTCTCATTTCAGCTGTCCCAGACCATTCAGCCATTAAAGCTAGAGACTTATTTAAGCCCTCTTCCACGGACTTTACTGACCTCATTAGAACAGAGGCTTCTGAATTCTGTCGAAGCTTTACGGTTTCAGTAGCTTCAACGCCATTTTTCTGGCCCTCTAAAAGCTGGGCCCCTAAGCTTGCCATCATGGACCGTTTCTGCTCCATGGCTGTGTCCAGTGCAGCTAAACCGTTTCCGCTGAATTCAAGATACCCAGCTTTGGAAGAGGCATCCGGCAAAACCCAGGCTGATTCTGCGCCTATAGATAGTTCGGACTCTGCATCAACCCCGGTTACATAGGGTGTTGGCAATGCCGTAAAATGCCGACCATGCTCAAGGTCCGCTGAAGTCCTATAATGAGATAGATTCATGTCTGCTAGATTCAATAAAGGCGGGGATTGGGGGTTCATATTAAAACCGTCAACACTAATGGCCACAAAGGGCACAGAATCTAGACTTCTCCCACGGTTGCTAGGAATTATCTCGTCATATATAGCCCATTTGCCCTTTGCTTTCCTCCAAATCCTCACAGTGTAAATGTTCTCTTCAACCATAAGCTCGCGGTACTGGGTCTCATATGTTGAATCGTACATATCATTTGGGTCGATTTCTCGATACTGCTCCATCAAAACATTTCTATCATCGAGCCAGTTGGTCATTTGCTCAGTTGGATAGCCCACTAGATAGGGCCTGGAACCGTCATGCTCAACCAAAACGCCTTGACGCCCGGTTAATAGTTGTTCCGTTAGCATATAGTATATGAAATCGTTGATGCTCATTCCAGTAGTTGTTATGTCCATCTCCCATTCTTCGGGGATGCCCTCTACTATGGGGTCAATGCGCATTACTGCTCCGGCCAGGCCGTGAATAGTCCTTTTTACGGTGTTGTAAAAGCTGGCCCTCTTCATATAAGCTTCATACGAAGAGTCACTCTGCTTGGATAGCCTTGGCAGATATTCAGTTCTTTTCTGTTTGATGGCATCCTCACCATCAAAGGTGTCGCGGCATCTAGCCCATTGGATTTCTTTTTCCTGATAACGAGGATGTTTGCTTTCTATGCCCATTTTAAATTCCCACCACTTTGGCTATTTGAGGTTTTCTATTTACCACAGGATATTTCCTATGGATAAAGTACCCGCCAGAATCTGGCAAGTGGTCGTGACCGGAGCTTTTGTCCGGGTCTCCGTTGTCTGTGTATGTTTGCTGTTCCAAGCACAATGCATATTCTGGGCATCGCTCAACGTTGACCAGATATTTGCCAGTTACGAAAGCACTATTCATGGAGATCACCCGGTCCCGGACAAAAGGATTGGCTTTGGGCGCGTCTACTTTAAAATTTGCTTGCTTCAATAGAGAAATGTCTGATTCGCTGGCGTTGTTTGATTTACGGCTATTGCCACTAGCGTCCGGGTAGATAACGATAGAGGAGCCCGGATATCTTTCTTTAATAGTTCTAATCATAGCCGGGGTGTCTAAGACTTTGGTTATCTCACTTACCGCCAAGGCCTGGCCAACCCGTATGACATGAATGACTGCAGACATATTGCCCACGTTAAAGTCCATCCCAATGTGCACAGGTTCACCAGAGGTCCGGTCCCACTCAGCTGGAGTGTGATGTTCAACCCGGTCAAACGAATCATAGACTGAGCCAGTGGTCAGGTTTACGAATTTTCCTTCAATGTATGCCTCAACCAAATTGGGAGGATAACTGTCCATCAAACCTTGTATGTAGTCATCTGGTAAAAAAGGGTTGGCTCGCGTAGATACGCGTATATATTTATAATCCGGGCCCGGATTCTTTTCCCATCGATCATAGGCAAAATTAAACCCTTCCGGGGT